CCTTGTTTATTAATAATTTCAACTTTAATTACGTTTTGTACACCCTTAACTTGTAAAAGTTTAGACGTAATATCGGCAAGTATAATAGGTTGATTAATATTCCATTTATCAATATTAAAATGATCTTGTAAACCTAAAATACAATTTGTTATAACATCATTATTATTATATCCACTAGCTACTACAATATCAAAATTAACACCAATATTAATATAAAAAGCATCTTTAATATTAATAGCATCTGTTACCATTCTAAATTCATTAATATAAGATGCTAAATTATTTTTTAAAGTAGTAGATGCTGATACTAATTGTTTATTAGAATTATAACCTAAAACATACATGTCTAATGATAGTGGATTACGTTCTTCAGTAGTAGCTACTGTTGGTGTAGCTAACATTTCACGAACAACATCTTGTGTAACATATATTTTTGATATTGAACCATAAATAGAAGGTAAAGATAATGCTCTTACCATATAATCTTCTCTAGTTACCGCGCGTAGTTGAGATTGATAAGCATAAAAGGCATTATTACGAATTTCTTCAACTTGATCACCGTTTCTTCCACCAGATGATGGAAAAGGGTTAGTTACAGCTAAGCTATTTATAATAGTAGTAGATAATGCATTTGATACTCCACTAGGAAAATTAGCATTAGAAGATACAATTGTTGTAATAGTATTGGAAGCAACATTAGAAGTAATACCACCACCTACTAAATATCGTATAATAATATTACTACTTGGTGCTAAACCATATTCTTGAGTAAAAAATACAGATGCTTGATTAAAATTATTATATAAATTAGATATACCCGGTACTAATCCAAGTTGAATATTATCTGGGTTAGGTAAAATATTATTATCTGTAGTATTAGCAATGCCTGCTCCAAATTCAAGTTGAAGTGTATTGTTAGATAAAAAACGAGATACATAACGACGAGGTGCTCTTTTTAGTTGTACTAAATAAGGTACTCCATCACTCCCTGATGTAGGATTTTCTACTTTATCAAATATAGTAGATTGGGCTAAATAAGGTACTTCATACCAACTATTACCTTGAGTATCAGTAGCATCTAATATTTGTAATATATTTGTATCTATAATAGTAGATATTGAAAATTTTTCTGGTGTACTAAAAGATAATGTTGTAGACTTAATTTCAGCAGAAATTGCTTTGACTGATTTTTTAAGTAAATAATAATTATTATCTACAAAAGTAATTTCCATACTACCTGTATCTCTAAAATCTACTTTTTGAGTAGTTAAAAATTTAGTATTACCTGCTGCACTAAGCTGAGCATTTTCAGGGACAACTAAAGCATAATTATAGTCTGGTTGTAAAATTCCTCCTGAGCCTGTTGTGGGTATTAGTTGAAATATATCTATATCAGCAGTAGAAGCATATGAAACTTTAGGACGATATCCTAACATATATGATAAAGCAAATAAATTTTCTTTTTCCTTAGCATATAATAAAAAATTTTCTTGTATTTGATTATCTAAATAAAATGAAGTTACATCACCTATATATGAAGCCATTTCAATAAACAAATTACCTGGTGTTGCTTCGGTAAAATCATTATATACTGTTGGAAAATAAGTTTTAGCATAATTTATTAAATTAGCTTTAAACTCAGGAAAGGTTTTATTTAAATATGATATATTATTATCTGCCATTTTATATAAATTGTACTATTACTTGATCTGCATTTTGAGATATTCTTATTCTATATTTAACTATAACTGATATAGCATTATTATTATATTGAGGTGCCTCTTCTACTACTATATCATCAAGTTGTACTTCGGGTACAAATATAGATACATTAGTATTAATTAAATTTTTAATATCTTCTTTTATATCATCTGTTATACCTTCAAATAACACAGTTCCTAAATCAGCACCAAATTCAGGATTCATTATTCTTTCACCCTTATTAGTAAGTAAAAGATTAATTAAGTTAGATTTAATTTGGTCTTTAGTACTATACGTACTATTAAATGGACCGGCAACACCACTAAAAGGTAAAGATACCCCAATAGCGATATTACCTTGTAAATCTAAAGGATTAACACGTGTTATAACTGATGTAGGCATATTAATCTAATTGTCTTAGTCCTGATCTATCTTGTGCAGTCATATTATTTGCTGCATCATTAATAAATGCTAAATATGGATTTATTTTATCACCAGTAGATGGATTAATAGCATCTATTACTTTTAGATCATTGCGTTGAGGTTGTTGATAACCAAACATAGCTCCCATTTGATTACGCAATTGTTCACGAATATTACCACCTCCAACTATATTATTACTAGTAAATGTTGCTGTTTTAGATTCATTTAACTGTGGTTTTTGTAATAAAATTTCAGATAATTCTTCACGAACTGCTTCAGCTACAGCTTCTTTAATAATTTGTTTAAATGCTTGGATTTTCATATATATAAATATTTTAACCTATTAAATTTTCACGATCTATTACTAATTTTAGTTGCTCTATTAAATCATTTGGATCTAATGTAAATGATGGTTCGCTTTTTAATACTTCAATATTATCTGTATTAATTGCTACTGCAAAATGACGTTTATTACCTGCTACTACTTTTGCTTTAGGACCCGTTTCTTCTCGTATAGCAAATTTAAATCCTTTATAGGAACCATAATTTGCTGTTCCAAATGTTATATTAGATAAAGCTAAAGAAGTAGTATCACTTTTGTTTTCTAAAACTCCGTTTATATCTAATAGTTGAGATTTATAATCATTTAATATTTGTATTGCTTTTTCTAAACTTACTATAATAGTTGGTAATAATGCTATTAATACATTTAATATTTTTAAAGCAGGTTCATATACTCTTCGTCTAAAAATTTCTTTTGGTGGTGTTATTATGTCAGGGGATGGAGAAGGTATTGGGATTATAAGTAATTTAGGGCCAATTAAATTAACAATAATACCAAATATATTAACATAAGTAGATATATTTTTTAGTTGTTTATTAATTTTAGTAATTTTATCTTCATTATTTTGTATTACCCTTATAGCATTATCTCTATATAATTTAGCATTATTTAGTTTAGTTGGATTATTAGATTCATTTGCTGATATTATTATTTTATTAGTATCGTCTACTAATTTTTTAATAATATCATTTTGAGCTATTATTTCAGCAATTTTATCTGTTAGTATTAGTGTTAAAACAGGTATTAAGGATTTAGTAGCACTTTTTAATACTGCTTTTCTTTTTTGTTGTCTTGCTTTGCGTTTTTCTTCTTTATTTTTTTGTTTAGCTTTTGCTCTAGCTTCTTTACGTTTTTTTATTTTTTCTTTTTGTTTAGCGAAAGGATCAGCTAAATATTTATCAATATCTTCTTGATTCTTTTTTTTTCTTTCTTCTAAATTCTTTTTAGAATCTTTATAATTTTCTTGTTTTTTATTAACTTTTTCTATGTAAGCCGTTTCAATTTCAGAAAGTTTTTGGGGATCATTATTAGCTTGTTTTTTATGGATATTGTATTGATTTTCATCTTTAAAAGAATCAGTTTTATATACTATATCTAATTGTATCTCTTCTAAAATTAAATCTGTTTTTTCTTTATATAAACGAGCTAAAGTAGATTGTGTAGCAGCAGCTATTGCTTTTTGCTTAGCTATATTTTTTAACTGATCACCAAAAGCTTTAGGATTTTGAGCTTTATCTAGATTATTTAAGATGCTAGGTGATACTAAGCTAGATACATTAGTAGAAGAAGGGATCGTATTTGATAAATTATCTGCCATTATACTGTAAATACTTTGTCTGATTGGATAGTATCTAGTTTATCTATTAAATTAGCTACATCATTAAATAATTGAATGCCTCCATCATTTATTGCAGGTATAGGTAAAGATCCATCTGAAGTAATAGCGGTAGCTGAAGCTAAATATCCTGCTAATTGTCTTAATGTATTACACATTTCTAACAATAGATCATGTGTTTGTCCACCTAATAATACAGGTTCGTCAGGAACTGTACCATCTGGTTTTGTACCTAACAATATTTTTGAATTTTTATTTTTTCCTTCTATATTAAGATGAATATTTTTACCAGCATTTAAAATAATATTATTATCTGTATTTAATTCAATATCTGTTTTAGCAAATAGTAATATTTCATCTTTTTTAGAATTAATGATTATTCTATCACTATTAAATATAACTTGAGAATTAATATAACTTTCAGGAGGTAACGTTTTAAAAATAGGGTTTGTAATTAAGGCTCCTGGAAGAAGTGGAATTTTTTGAGTAGATGTCATATAAATAGAAGACATCTCTTTATTTATTTCTTCAATATTTGGGGCTAAAGATCCAGTATCAGTAGTTATATATCCGTTTATTAATATAGTAATAGGATCACCGTTTTGACCAATAGTACTCCATTCATTTTCATCTGATCTATTTTTATTAGTGGTTCCAAATCTGATTCCACTTCCTTTTCTACTTTGAATAATAAGATCTCCTTCAAAAGGTAAAAGAGGTCTAATATCATTACTTTCAGAAAAATTTTCATTAGATCCAGGTGTAGAAATAGGAGCATTTTGTTGGGGGTTATTCCAAGTATTTACAACTCCAAGATAATATTTTCCTCCTATAGTGGGAAAGTATTGGCTAGTAGGAGAAGGACCATCTATAAGAATAATAATTTCTTCAACTAATGGATAATTTTTAATATTAGGATTAAATGGAAGAGCTATATTACAGTCTGTTAATATATTTACATTATCAGGTGAAAGTGCTTTTGAATTATTATAATCCATATAAAATATAGCTCCTAAACCAGCATATCCACCTGCTTTTTCGAATGCCTCTCTTGATGGAGTTGTTTCATTTAATACTACTCCAAATACCTTTCCTATCTGAGTGTTATTTGTAGATGAAGGAAGATAGGTAGAAGTATATCCTTGTGAGATATAAGATTGAAAGCTAGATAAACCATTTTTAATTATCATTACTTATTCTCTATTTGGTGTTGAATAGCTTCTGTTTTTTCAATTAATTTTTGCCCATTAGTCTGAATAATATGTTGTTCTTGAATTAATTGTTGTATCTCAGACGAATCAAAAAGCATTTCTTGTGATGAACTTCCTCCAGCAGTTGTAGCACGTTGTGCAATACCTGCCATTTTAATTAATTGTTCATTATTTTTTACATTAACATCTATTAAATCCTTAACAGTAGGCATTAACATAACAGCTGAGCCAGCATTAGATGATGCAAGAGGTTTTAAAGTATCAATAAGATCATTGATCTGTTTGTCAGTGTCTTTAT